AGCGTCATAACCACCGTCTATATCAAAATTATAGTAGTGTTTAAATATTATGTTGTTAGAAGGACTAGCAGGTACACTAAATTGTTGAGTAAAGTCAGTAAATACCTTAGCTATGTCTCTAATATCTTGTATTGAGTTAGTTATGTTGATGGATTCTTCTGAAAAGATGTCTAATCGCTTATAAGTTACAGTTTCACCAAATCCTGCTGTATTTATATATATTTCTACTTCTCTACGCATATTATCTTACGTTGTTTATCTTATCAAATGCAAATTCTAGTTCTATTGTGTAATTTATTAGCTTATCATCTAATCTAGTCTTGAATGATAGGTTAGATGAGGTTAATCTAACTGGTAGAGTCTTTTCATTGTACTCTATCCATATTTTGTCGCTTAAAGACATCTGTCTGAATACTTCATTGTAAGATTCTGGATAGAATCCTGTATTTAAACTTAAAGTTTCTTTAGCATTAACGTGAAAAGTACTATATTGATGCCTATTAGTTGCATAACCCATAGAACCAGCAGTACCTATTAAGTTAGACTTAAACATCTCATCTTTTTTAGTCATACTAAGATTACTTCTCTTAAAGAACCATATATCTTGATAAGCACCGAACTTATTAATAAACGTGACCTTGTAAGGAGTATATTTACACTCTTCTATGTTGTCTACCTTAATTATCGTTAAACCATCTACTGCTGATACATAAACTGTATCTACAGGGTGTAACTCAAAGTCCTCTTCAAATTGGTCAATACAAGCATTATCTTCAAATGTACCTCCGTCTAATTCTACTCTTTCTTCAAAGCTATCTGCTCCATTAACACCATTGCTTATATAAACAATTTGGTCTTGTATATTAAGACCAGTAGAAGGAAGCCAAGAATAGACTTGTTGCCCTTGATAAAAGAAAGCTACTGAGTTAGTGTTTTCATTATCTACTGGTATTCTTATAGGAGCATCATCTTTTTTTAGTATAACATTATTAGATTGTAAGTAACCTTGTGATAGTTGAGGATTTGCACCATCTTCAAAATATCCATAAGCATAAAATGCTCTTAATCCAAAAGTATAAATTGGTGTTTGAGCTGTTGTTCCTACAAACCCTGTTATTTTATAATCTACATAAACTGTTGTGCTATCTGTAGAAGAGCCACCAACACTTGGGTATACGCCATCAAAAGCTGCTGGTATATAATCTCTTATAAGTTCACTTATTTCAAAGTTTATCTTACCAGTAGTTCCTGTTGTGCTTAGAGTATATTGTGGACTGCCTTGCCAAGTTGTATTTGCTGCACCTGTGTATATTAACATCTCTAATGTAGCACTTGTTAGACCTATTGTTCCTACTTGGGCAAAGTATGGACTTCTTACGTTTATTTTAGCCATTTGTTTTTATTTTATCAAATTCTTTTGTTAGTTCCTTATTAAATGCTTCTAATATAGCATCATCAAATTCACCTAATGTGTTGTTTATTGCTCTGTCTATAAAATTACTTCCTTTAAACTCAAATTCTTTTAATGTACCTCTTTTGGATATACTTCTGCTAATAAGAAAAGCTATCTTATTGTAATTATAGTCTGTCTGTTTAAGATACCTGCCAGTAGTATTGTCTCTAAGACGTATACCTTTGACTCTTAACCACTCCTTAATTCTACGTCCGTTAGGTGGTCTTTTACCTGCACGAATACCTTCGTCTATAGCTCCACCATAAGCATCCATAGTTATTGTTAAAGCATTATTTACTACTTCCTTTGCTTTAATACTATTAGCTAATTCTCCAGAAGCTATAGTTTCATCCATATATAGCTGCTCTTTAAGCCTAGAAACTGTTTCTCTGCCTAGTCTAGTAAGTGCTATTGTTATAAAACTAGTGTCCATTAGCAGATACTTATATCATTTCTCATTATTATGTCTATATCAGCTCCCCATCCTACTAATTCGTTCTCAAATCTGTCTTTAAATGGCTGAACAGAGATATTATCGTCTACTTGTAGTAATTCTGTTCTTAAAGTACCTCTTTTTAGCTTAGAGTACACTAAATTCACTACTTGCAACTGTGTATTCATTATATCTTGTAAATTATCGTTGCCATAGAACAAATCATAGCTATAATCCTGTTTATTGTAGTCTAATATGTCTGCACATAGTACTTGAAGCGTAAAAGTGATAGTATTTGAGCTTATTACAGCATTTGAGATGTTTAAGTGTGTTAAAGGGAATATATCTGTCTTATTTAGGTTAATTTCAGTAATATCTCCGAAACTAACACTATTAACGTGCTTATTTAATCTTAATTCGTCTTTTAACTTGTCTAATAAGTCATATACTTGTGTCATATCTATTTTTTATGTGCCCTTTTTATTAAAGCATTCTCTAAATTTGTTTTATCCTTTATATATTCCAAATACATCAAACAGGTGTGTATTGGAAGTCTGGTTGCTTCATCAATTCTAGCTGCATCTTCTTTAGCGATTGTAAATATTGATTGATACCAACCCCACTTTTGTCCAAAGTTCGCTTGAGCTGAGGTGGAACTCCCTGTTTCTTCAATACCTTCACTAAATAATCCACCGTATAACTCGGTAATTTTCTCCCTAAACGATAAAAAAAAACCATCGCACCTATCGCTACATTAACTGGCATATCCAACATTACATCTGAGTACTTATGACTCCCTTCATAATCCATCACCCTATAAAACTCCTTCTTCTTAAAGATAACAGGTCTAAATAAGACAGCCATTGCTTTATGCATCTTCTGCCAATCAGATATATTATTATCTAAATCAATAAACTCTCCAAATGACATCTCATCTAACTTTGGTATAAAACCAAACTCAACGATAGTCTCATCTCCATACTCATCTTTAGCAGACATCTCAAATCTGTTGACTAAAGGCTTCTCTTCATCAAAACATCTATTTACTGTATCAATAGCAAAATCAAAGTTGTTTATAGGTACTTTAAAAGTATCTTCTATATCTAGGTTACAAAATATCTGTAACATCTTTGTCTTAATATACACCTCATCTTCCTTATCCCATTTATCTAATACCTTTAGATAATCCTGATACTGTCTTAATGTTATACCCTCTAACTTAGTAGGTACTTCTAACTTATATTCTTTTACCATACTATGATAACGAAATACACTACTTTTTGTTTTAACAGTAGAAAAAAACAAAAATAAAAAATATCGTTATCTATATAGACAGTTGCAAATCTGTATAAGTTGCTACACTTTAGGCATAGACTCCTATTGGTTCAGGTAACCTAAATCTCCTTGAGAATTGCGATACTAATCCCTTTGTTATTTTCGTAGACGCCCTAGTATCATTCAACTCAACGAGTACAGCTGCTAACAAGTTGTTTAGCTAACAACATTTAAAGTAACATATATAAAGAGGAGGGCGAATAAAACTCCATCAATACACCTTTTAAATACTCAACTCGTTTTAAAATTATATTTATATTTTTAGAATATGAGTTTTAGAATAATTCGTTTTTGTAATGAAATCATAAGAGTGGGCTACTTACCAAACCAATCTCCAATTTACGTTAAATTACTATATAATCACATTAAAATAATATATTCTGAATCGTTTTAAGCTATGTTTAACAAAAGATATTTAAATAAAGGTATGTATGTATAGATGAGGTAATAAAAGGCTCTTAAATGAGCTTAAATGAGGTTGTTCCAATATGAACATATATAATCTCTAATTATCAAACAGTTAAAAAATAAACGCAGTAAATAAAGCGTATAAAAAAAAGGGCTAAAACCTAAGCTCTAACCCCTCTTTTGACTAACCAAAACAAATTATTTTACATCTCTTTTAATTCTTCTTTTATATTATCTAAATACATTTTTTGCATCTTTTTATTTTGTTTTACTACTTGATTAATTATAAATGGTAAGTCTTTAAATAAGCTATCTGTATTCCAGACAAGCCATCTTTCATTTTTTCCAACATCACCAAAACTTATATACATTTCCCCATCTTGACAATAGAGATGATTTGTTTCATGTATGTAGGTATGTTGTTTAGATTCTTTTAATTGTTGTTTAAGTTCTTTTATTTTATCTTCTTGCTTATCATTTAGCTCGTTTAGTTCAACTATCTCTTTTAATAGTCTGTCAACTTGCTTTTGTAGTTCTTCTTTTGTCATTTGTTTAATTGTTTTAGTTGTTCATTATAAGATGAAGTAAAAAAATATTCTATCCATTCATTGTATAAATATTGTCTTTCGTTTGGGTCGCTCTGTAAACAATCTATAAAGAATTGTTCTTTATATGTTTGATAATATTTTATATTTTGTTTTAGTTGTTCTTTTGTCATTTGCTTTTCTTTTTAATTATTAATGTTATTATTATAGCGGTTATCATATAACCAAAGTTAACTATAATAAAAGGGTTTAGTATATATTCTATCATTGTTTTATAATTCTAATTCTGTTTCGTTTGCGTATTCTATCCAGTCTAAATTTGAGTATTCAGACAAAAAAGGTTCTTCTAAATATTTAGGAAATCCACTATTTAAATAATACTC